CGATTGTAACTATTGCCATTTTAAATCTCCTAATTTGTGAGTCTTAAACTCTACAAGTATTTACCAAATTTGGCAAAAAAACGGTTTTAGAGTTGAGATTTTTTTAAATTGGCTATAAGATTATAAAGATCGCTGTTCATCAATCGCTCGCGCATCAATGCAGACAACTGGTTTATTATTTCAATACGATGTGATCGTGTTTGATTATACCACTCACTGATTTCTCTTCGCAGATTGGCTTGTCTAGGACCAATTCTATGATATTTTCTTTGTATGATCATCATCATATTGTTGTAGTCGTCTAGGTCAAGCCGACCGTCTGCCAATGCTCTGATATTTCTTTTGATATTGTATAGAGGTAAACTTATATCAATGTTGTTGTTCATGCGATCCTCATAGTCCTCTGCATTTACCACAAAATTGATCAAGTTGTATAAATCTTTTTGACTGGTTCTGAATCCATCGAAGCTGAAATTGTTGGCGATTGAACTTGTGTAATTTTTGGCAGCAGGCAAATCCACCAATGCCAAAACTTGCAGAGCCAGCAGATGTTCAAATAATCTTTCCATGATATCACTGAGACTGTATTGGTTGATTTGACTGATCTGTCTAATCATTCTGCTTTCCACAAGCTCTTGAATAAATTTCATATTCTGGGATTATTTCTTTGTCGATTTTTTGCAATAAACGATTGTGGGCTGAATCTCCCAACTGCTTTTGCATAGCCAGCTGGTGTGGCCATTACCCAACCTTCTTGTCCAGGATGAGCTCGATCACCCTGTAATTGTATATCAACTTTTAATTCGTGTAATAGGTAAAAAGCATCAAATGCCGCTGCCAAAGCAGACACATTGGTTGAATTTGATTGCAAATAATTTATGATATTTTTATATTTGTTGGGGCTGACATGGGTTGGCAGCCATTGAATAAATTCTTTGGCCAGAGTATTTCTATCTAGCTCTTGACCAACTTTGGTGTTGACAAAATCCACTGCCAATCTGGCCAAATCTGTAATTTTGTTTTGCCTTAGTTCAGCAGGATTCAGTAGTTTGTTTATTGCCGAGCCATTCCGAGTTATGATTTTCCTAATTTCTTTGACCAAATCGTCATTCAGTACAATAGTTTCCAGTGTCACTGGTTTTTCTATCAACAGACCAGGTACACTATTAAATTCTAGATTAGATATAAGTTGCTTTGGGTTGCCTTGATCTGCATATTGGGTATGCACTGCAATTCCCACATCACTGTTGGATATGCGATGGCCCAGTTCCGAATTCACCGGTATTTTATATGGTACTTCATTGCGTTGAAATTCATAATTGCCTTTGACCTCAGGCGGCTGATCCATAAAAATAACATCGCCATGTACATAGCCTTTAAAGCCACTGGGCAGAGCTGCATTCAATAGTGGAAATAATTTGGTGTATTCTGCAATCAAATCTGCTCGATTAGGTCCTCTACTGTTTTGTATTTTTGCCATCATGGCCGGACTTGTGGCCAGCCCATCATATCCTTTGGCGGTGAATCCCGACACATCAGTCAAAACAAATTCCCCGGTGTCGGGCTTTCTACCGAAAATCACAGCCGGCTTTCCGTCCCACTTGGTAGATATGTATTCTTTTGAATTTTTTGCAGTTTGCTCTGCAATATCCAAGGCCTGACGAATTCCAGATGTGCCTTTTCTAAATACATAGTCTTCTAGGTGTTCTATGCCTTTGGCCTTGCCGCCTACCGGAGCTGGATCCTGTGACTGTTCTACCAACGGAGTCATACCTTGATTGACAATTCTGTCTCTCAGTCTGGCAAGAAAATTAATTTCATTTTCTTGCATGATTCCGGGCTCGGCAATATTGTCTCTGGCCAGAAACGATCTAAAATCTGCCAATTTTTTATCTCTATTGGGATCCTGTGTCAAAGCTTTATAAATTGCCTCGACATTTTGTAAATCTCTTTCTGTATTCTGTGGCATCAGTAAAATTTTAGCTGCTCTTCTTGGATCATCAGTGATAAAATCGCCTGTGGTTCTATCAAAAATTCCCTCAGGGCCTGCTTTTTTACCAGCGATCTTTGCCATACTGCTCAATAAAATATTTCGCAAAGTGCCACTATAACTGCTATTTCTGCCACCGCTTAAAAAAAATATACCCCATTTTAAGTTAGGTAAAAACATAAAATCAGTTTGGGCAAACCCATTTCTGGGATCTCCTTTGATGGGAGTTCGGAAATGAACTGCATTGCCAGACATTTTCGTCCACTCTTTGGGTTCTAGACCATTGGACTTTGCCCAATTATCGAGTAGAGATTTAACTTGTGATTTATCAACTTTTTTAGCATCTATAGCCAAGTCAATGTCGCCCGAGTCAGCTTTTCTTCCTGTACTGCCAATCCATTTGGTAGGGAGACCGATGTCATCGAGATCTTTTGTAAAGTCTAAACCGGTCAGTGATTCTAACCAATTCACAGTGGGCATTATTTCATTTTGTGCAATCCGTCTAGTCAACGGGTTGCCATTTTTGTCTTTGAAAACATTGCCTCCTTCGAATAAGTTCATTGTATAGTAAATCCTAATATTCTAAGAACGGCATCAGTAACGGGATTCTTGGTTGAACTGACGATATTGCCTTGTTGATTGATATTGCGTATCACGCTTGCAATGCTGCCTAGCTGTGTGTTAGTGATTCCTTGGTTTGATAATGCCTGTCCAAGTTGTGCAATAGCAGCTTGGGCATTTTGAGGTGTGCTTGAGGCTTGTTGTTTGGTTTGTTGCTTTTTATTGGCGATCTCTACTGCCTGTTGAGCCATTACTACTAAGGTTACTAGTTTCGACCACAGATTTCTTTCTTCGTTTTGACTTATAGCTTCATTTAAACTTTCCGGAACTGGGTTTGGCCCACCAGCACCGCCACCAGCACCGCCACCAGCACCGCCACCAGCACCGCCACCAGCACCGCCACCAGCACCGCCACCAGCACCGCCACCAGCACCGCCACCACCTGCAGCAGGTGCTGTTCCGACTAAAGGCTGACTTAATTGATTTATGATCTGCATTATTTGTCCAAAATTCTGTGCATTTGGCAAATACAGTCCTCTTGACAAATTGGTGTTGACCCAAGCCAATAATTCTTTTTGATATCTTCCATCTCTTCTGTTTTGAAATCTAGCCAATTCTCTGGGATTAGTTATGGTTCTTTCAACCTGGTATATGTAGTTTTTCCAGGCATTAAATGTGCGCTCAGACAGATCTTTAATGTACCGGTCTAATTTAGCTGCATAAACTCTAGAGTCGAAACTGGTATTGGGGTCGCCACCATCTACACCAAATAATGCTCTAGCTGCATCCCTTGGATTTTTTAAAGCAGTACCTATGTTTCTAAAAACACCTTCATTTATTTGTGGTTGAGTTATTTCATGTATTTGCATCGGATTTCCTTACGGTTCTGCTAAATCTGTCGATATCTCTGGTGCGTATAGCATTGAGAAATTTTCTGCAAAGATTTTCTGCCTGGTCAGGAGGAAAACATTGATCTATTTGCTCTAGCAAATTTATGGCACTGGCCAGCACATTATTGGCTCGGCTTTCAATTACCAATTTCGCATCAGAGCTGTCACTGTATAAATTATCTAATTCATCAAGTAGACTTTTTGTCCGTCTTTGCATTCTGCATAACCTTTTTACTATTTATTACAATAAACAAAAATGTCTATAGAGAATTCCTACGATGGTTTGATTTTATTAAGTAAATCTTTCAGTTTGGTACTTTGAACATCGGCTGTTATATTTTTTTCATTGTCCATGGAATCGTGAACTACTTTTGATTGCATTTTTAAACTGTTATATATGCTGGTTGATCCGCTGCTGTCTGTGTCAGTTTCGCCAATGTCATTGATTTTAAGTGTTTCTATGTCAAATTCCAAATCTATTTTTTGTCCTACTCCACTGCTGCTACGAGTTTTCATTAATTGAATTTGATATCTGCCACGCTCACGCATTTGTCTACTGGTAAAAATACCAAAAACATTGTCTGCTGTATTGATCTTACTAATACCACCACTGATATGGCTGTGATCAAACTCTATTTCTTCTACCGCACTGCGATTTAACTGTGAAGCAGTGACCATCAATATATTCAATTCTCTGGACAAATTTCGTAATTCCTCGCTGACATACTTGTCTTTCACAAACAGATCATTGGGGCTGACCTTGGCACTGACTGGCATGATCAAATCCAAATAGTCCACCATGATAAAGTCTATCTTTTGATTGGTCTGTATCTCTAATTCTTTCAAGTACGCACGAATTTGATTGACATTGCTCTGTGCTGGCATATATTTTATGCGTAGTCGACCATATTTTTTACCAGCTATCCTGACTTTCATTTCCACATTGTCTATGTCTCGAAATACTTCTTTGGTGCTGATATTGGCCACCATGGAATCTATACGCATGGCACAGAGTTCTTCACTCAACTCTAAAGTTAAATATACTCCATTTAGCCCTGCTGCGATCCAATTCACTGCTATATTTTGCATAAACAAACTTTTGCCACTGCCACTGCCACCAGCAAATATCTGTAGTTCGCCACGATTCATACCACCAAAAAGTTTACGATCTAATGTGGGCCACCCGGTGGTAACCTGTCCATTATTGGATTTGATTTTCAATAGTCTGGCTCTTGGGTTTTCGAAATAGTCTGTGCCCATGTCTTTGGTCAAACTGATTTGTACTGCATCCTTGATTAGCTTTTCTACAGGATCATAGTCGCCCTTTTCTAGCAAATCTGCACTTTTTAATATTGCTCTTTCTAGTTCTTGTCTACGAGTGAAATTTTCAAATTCTTCAAGAAACCATTCGTAGTGTCCTTGATTGAGTCCGTCGATGGTGGTCAGTTTGATATTAGTGGCAGCAAAGAGCTGATCATAATTTGGCAAAGTTTTAAACTGCCCACTGTGTTCGGCAATGAATTCTGCAGCTGGTCGTAGACTGCGATCAAAATTTTCAGCATTGTAGATATTTTGTACCCTAACAAACGATTCTGCATCTTGCATGATCATTTCTAAAAACAATTTCTGCACTTCTATGCCATAATCTTTTAACATGGTTTGTTACTGGATCCTTTTAATCGTTTAGTTAGTTGTTTTTTGGCCAATTCAATTTTAATTCTGCTGGTTTCCC